AAAGATCATACAAATTGGTCATATCCTGACTGGTAGAGTGTTCATGCATTGTTTCCCCCTCTGAACATTACTAATTTCTAAATAGATTTAGATAAATTTGATATCTAAGAGGTAAAAACATGGCAAGTCAAGTCTCGCCTGGTGTTGTTATTAAGGAGCGTGATTTATCCAATGCCGTTGTTGTAGGTGCGTTGCAAATTACTGCCGCGTTTGCCTCCAGCTTTCGCACTGGACCAGTAGGCAAAATTACAACAATCGGTTCCGAAAGAGAACTTATTGATACTTTCGGGGAACCATCAGAAGCAAATGCAGAAGATTGGTTGGTAGCAGCAGAATATCTTAAGTATGGCGGAACCCTTGCTGTTGTTCGTGCCGCCACTGGCGTCAAGAATGCAACTGCTTCAGGAACTGGTGTTCTTGTTGCCAGCAAAGATGCTTTTGATGCTGGAGTATCTACAGAAAAACTACTAGCAAGATACGCTGGAACCACTGGAAATGATTACAAAGTAGTTATTGTTGATCGTGGAGCAGATCAAATTGCAACGGTAGCATCACATGGATTAGCAGTTGGTGCAACATATACCGATAGTGCTAGCAAGACACACACAGTATATGAAGTAATTGACGCTAACACTATTGCAATCATCAATACTGGTGGTTTTGCTGTTTCTGGAGTTACTGCTGTTCCATGGTATTCAAATACAGAAATTGGATCTACTGGAATCAAACTTTCAGCAATTGGTCCTCGTCCAGGAACATCAGCATATGCTGCAGAGCGTTATATCTCATATGACGAAGTGCATGTTGCTGTAGTTGATGAGACATCCAATACCATTATCGAAAGATTTACTTATCTTTCCAAGTTATCAGATGGTAAGAGTGCTCAAGGAGCATCTTCATACTGGAGAGATGTTGTAAATCTTTCTTCATCTTTCATTTACAGCGGAGCAGAGTTAGCTACTGGAGACCTTCAATCTAGTGGTTCTGCATGGGGAGCAGCTGCAGCATCATATGGTGCTACTGCATTAGCTCCAGTAAAGTTAAAGATCGGTAAGACAAGAACATTTGATCTTTCTGGTGGAACCGATGACTATGCATACACGACTGGAGAAATCCAAGCAGCATATAACCAGTTCCTAGATACAGAACAAAGCACAGTTGATTTTGTTCTCATGGGTGGATCTATGTCCACAGAGGCAGATACAAAATCAAAAGCAGAAGCTGTAGTTGGTGTTGCTACTTCACGTAAAGATTGTGTTGCCTTTGTTTCTCCTTATAAGGGAAATCAAATTGCAACTTCTGGTGGAGTTGCTCTAACCACAACTGCACAAAGAGATAACACGATTGCTTTCTTGGGTGCCCTACCTTCAACATCATATGCTGTTCTAGATAGCGGTATCAAATATACCTATGATCGTTTTGCAGACAAGTATCGTTATATTGGTTGCAACGGAGATATTGCTGGTCTCTGTGTTAGAACTTCAGCAACTCTAGATGACTGGTTCTCACCAGCTGGTCTTAACAGAGGAGCAATTAGAGGTGTTGTAAAACTAGCATATAATCCAAATAAAGCAGATAGAGACGAACTTTACCAAAATAGAATCAACCCAGTTGTTTCTTTCCCTGGTCAAGGAACCGTTCTCTTTGGTGATAAGACCGCTCTTGCTTCACCTTCCGCGTTTGATAGAATTAACGTTCGTCGTCTATTCCTCAACGTTGAGAAGAGAGCAGAGCAACTTGCCAAGACTGTTCTATTTGAACAAAATGATTTCACAACAAGAAGTGGATTCTCTGCCTCAATCAATTCTTACTTGTCAGAAATTCAAGCAAGAAGAGGTCTAACAGATTTCCTAGTTGTATGTGACGAATCAAATAATACTCCCGAAGTGATTGATAGAAACGAGTTTATTGCAGAACTCTATCTCAAGCCAACCCGTTCAATTAATTATGTAACCGTTACTGTTACTGCTACTAAGACTGGCGTATCATTCGCTGAAGTCATCGGTAGATAATTATTACTAGAACAAAAATTACGAGGTAATTAAAAATGCAACCATCAAATGTAAGCAACTTCTTACAAACTATTGGGCAAGGTGTAAAGCCCAATATGTTCCTAGTTGATATTGTCTTTCCCGATGATCTAAGACTCGGCAACGAAGATTCGCAGTTAGTTAATATTCTTTGCAAATCTGCTGCTCTACCTGGATCAAACGTCGGTGTAATTGAAGTTCCTTTCCGTGGAAGAACTGTTAAGATTGCTGGGGATCGTACTTTCGATACTTGGTCAGTAACATTCTTTAACGACAAAGATTTCAAATCCCGTGCTTTCTTCGAGCAATGGATGGACAACATCAACAGTCATGAAGCAAACACAGCTCCACTATTCAGACCACAAAGCAGCTCTGGTGGATACATGGCAGATCTATTTGTCAGACAACTAGAGAAAACTGGGGAAACAAATGGCGAGATTCTAAGAACTTATAAATTATGGCACTGCTTCCCAACTTCGGTTGGTCAGATTGATCTTGCTTATGATAGCAATGATCAGGTAGAAGAATTCACGGTTGAATTCCAAATGTCATACTGGACATCTGAGCCAGGTGATCGTCAGGGTGTAAGCAGCATCTCTATTGGAGAAGCGGCAAATTAATAGTTGATAAATAGTTGGAAGCAGTATTTGAATAAGTAATCATGAGTCAACTATTTGGCTTCCAAATTAATCGCAAGGAGGCACAGAAGGGTCAGTCCCCTGTGCCTCCTTCTGCTGACGAACCAATTGCGGTTGCGGCAGGTGGTTATTATGGAACGTATGTAGAAACGGATAATGCTTCTCAGGCTCGTAATGAGTTTGAGTTGATCCGTCGTTATCGTGATATGGCACTTCACCCAGAAGTTGATAGTGCCGTTGATGAAGTTGTGAATGAATTTGTAGTTAGTGATGCTAACGACAGTCCAGTAGAAATCAACTTAGATAATCTAGATGTTGGATCTGGAGTAAAAAATAAAATCAGAAATGAATTTGATTATATCAAAAGACTTTTAAATTTTGATAATCGCGCACATGAGATTGTGCGTAACTGGTATATTGATGGTAGAGTATTCTACCACAAAGTAATTGATTTAGACAACCCAAAGAAAGGTATTACGGAACTTCGTTATATTGATCCGATGAAGATCAAGAAGGTCCGCCAAAAGATTGATGACAAACCAAAAGATTCTCTTGCTCGTGCTGCTATCAAAGGAACAGCACTTGAGTATGAGTATGGAACATTCGTAGATTATTATCTGTTCAATCCGAAAGGTTTCTATCAAGGTGGTGTCCTAGGACCAATTGGTGACATGTCACTTTCACAAGGAGTGAAGATGGCGGTTGATAGCGTCACCTTTATTCCTTCTGGACTACAGGATCTGAATAAGCGTATGACGCTGAGCTTCCTCCACAAGGCAATCAAGTCTCTCAATCAATTGAGAATGATTGAAGATAGTTTAGTAATCTACAGATTGTCACGCGCACCAGAACGTAGAATTTTTTACATCGATGTTGGTAATCTTCCAAAGGTAAAAGCAGAGCAATACCTCCGCGATGTAATGTCTCGCTACAGAAATAAACTTGTATATGATTCTTCGACTGGGGAGATGCGCGATGATAAAAAGCATATGTCAATGCTTGAAGATTTCTGGTTACCTCGTCGTGAGGGTGGTAGAGGAACTGAAATCACTACACTCCCAGGCGGTCAGAACCTTGGCGAACTCAAGGACGTTGAGTATTTCAAAAAGAAACTTTACAACTCACTCAACCTACCACCTTCCCGCCTTACGGATGACAATAAAGGGTTTAATCTCGGTAAGACCACAGAGGTTCTCAGGGATGAACTCAAGTTTGCTAAGTTCATCGGTCGTCTTCGCAAGCGTTTCAGCGAACTATTCCAAGATATTCTCAAGACACAGCTAATTCTCAAAGGTATCATCTCACCAGAAGATTGGGATGATATGAAAGAGCATATCCAATACGACTTCTTATTTGATAATCATTTCAACGAACTGAAAGAAATTGAAATGATGACACAGCGTATTGCTATTGTCACGCAGATGGATCCTTTTGCTGGCAAATACTTCTCTGTTGAATATATCCGTAAGCATATTCTCAATCAAACTGAAAAAGAATTCAAGGAAATTGATAAGCAAATGAAGGGAGAGATAGCATCTGGTCTTGCGATTGATCCAGCACAGACAAATATGCTGGATACTATGTCACAGCAGAACACAGCATTTGGTCCAGAAATTTCAAATATTCAGGCACAAGATAGTGCTGCTAGAGAGCAAGAAGCTGCGGACGCAAATCTTGATCGAGAGATGGAAAAGATGAAGGCGCAACCTAAACCTACGCCAAAGTCTAAATAAAATATATTGTTATCTTATCATGACTGAAAATAATAACGAAATGGGTGCTGTAGATATTGTTGGCAAGATCAGCGATAACGACAGAGCATCTGCGATTGACGCAATCCATGACATGCTATTTGCTAAAGCATCCGATGCTATGGCAACTTACAAACAAGTGGTAGCAAAAACTTTCTTTGACGAACCAACCGAAACCGAAACCGATGAAACTGATAACGGAACAGATTGAGGACGTAAAAGTTCTCACAGAAGAAAAGAACGGAAAGAAGCTTCTTTATATTGAGGGAGTTTTTCTTCAGTCTGAACTCAAGAACCGCAACGGTCGTATGTATCCTTTTGATGTTCTCAACCGCGAGGTTCAGAGATACAACGAAGAATATGTAAAGTCAAAGAGAGCTCTTGGAGAACTAGGACACCCAGATGGTCCTACTATCAATCTTGATAGAGTGTCACATAGAATTGTTGAACTCCGCGCAGAAGGACACAACTTCTATGGCAAGGCACAAATTCTAGATACCCCCATGGGACAGATTGCCAAGTCACTTCTTGGTGAAGGAGTACAACTTGGTGTTTCTTCTCGTGGCATGGGAAGTATTGACAAGAGAGAGGATATCTCGATTGTCCGCGATGACTTTTTCCTAACCACCGCTGCTGATATTGTAGCAGATCCTTCCGCACCAGATGCTTTTGTGAATGGCATCATGGAAGGAAAAGAGTGGATTTGGGACAACGGAATTCTCAAGGAAGCGAAAGTAGATAAATACCGCAAGTATATTGATGAGGCAACTCGTCAAAATATGGAAGCGAGAACGCTCAAAGTCTTTGAGCATTTTCTCTCAAATCTTTGATTTCATAAATAAACTTAGAATAATTATACGGAAATTACGAGGTAAACTCAAATGTCAGATATGCTAAACGAAAAGTTTGAAGAGTTCGTTACCGAGCAAAAGGTGATTCTTGAAGCTGGCGATCCTATGCCAACTGTTCAAGCTTCTGTAATTCCTGGCTCTGGTAGCGACCCTTCACAGGTTTCTGACGTTCAGACTGCGAAGGCTGGCGGCAAAGATCCTGCTCCTACCGTCCAACCTTCAGTTGCGATCGGTCAATCAGCTCCTGCTGATCTAGGCGGTTCAACTTCCGCGCCTCTTCATTCCAATAATGAAGATGGTGAAGAGAACCCTGGTGCGAAAGCAGCAGCACCTATCTCGCAAATTTCTGGTGATCCTCAGTTCGCAGCAAAGAAAGATGCTGGCGATCAAGGAACTCAACCAACAGTAAATGTTGCCGCAGCATACGGCATCACTAAAATGGGCGGAAATGTCACCTATCCAATCAAAGCTGGATTTGAAATTGACATGACCGACGACGTAAATGCTCTCCTTGAGGGCACAGAACTCTCAACTGAGTTTGCTGAGAAAGCAAAGACAATCTTTGAAGCAGCAGTAACAGCAAAACTCAACGCAGAGTATGACAAGCTTGTAGAGCACTTTGCCAACGAACTAGATAAGCAAGTTGAAGCAATCAAGAACGAACTTGCCGAAGAAGTTAATGGTACTGTGACCTACGCTATCGGTCAATGGATGGAAGAGAACCAAGTAGCCATCGACCGTGGTATCAGAAATGAGATTACCGAAGACTTCATCGCAGGTCTTAAGGGTCTCTTTGAAGAGCACTACATTTCAATCCCAGACGAGAAGATCGATGTGGTTGAAGGTATGGCTGAATCGATTCGTGAAATGGAAGAGCGCCTCGACGAACAGGTTAAGGCTAATGTGAAACTACAAAATCGTCTGAATGAGACTGCCAAAATCAACATTCTGAACACTGTTTCGGAAGGACTCGCAGATACTCAGAAAGAAAAACTAGCAGCACTTGCTGAAGGTCTAGATTTCGTCTCGGAAGAGTCATTCGCCGCGAAGGTAAAAACCATCAAGGAGTCTTACTTTAAAGAGTCAGTCGCAACCCCAGTAGAGACTGTAGATGAAACACCAGTAGAGGGTCAGGAAGTATCTCCAGCGATGGCAGCATACCTCCAAGCACTCAACCGCTGGGGTAACTGATAATTCGTTAATTCCCCTATTTTTCAAACGGAGCAAACAAATGTTTAACGCACAAGCTCTAACCGAAAAGTGGTCACCTGTTCTAGGTCATGAAGGCGCTGGCGCTATCAAGGACAATTATAGAAAGGCTGTTACTGCTGTTCTGTTAGAAAACACAGAAAAGGCACTACGCGAAGAGCGTGGTATGATCAACGAAGCATCCAACACTGTTGGTGCTATCGGTTCCAACGCACTTTCGGGTAGCGCACTAGGAACCCAAACTGGTGGTCTCGCAGGTTTCGATCCTGTCATGATCTCCCTAATCCGCAGAGCAATGCCTAACCTCGTTGCTTATGATATCTGCGGTGTTCAACCAATGAGCGGTCCTACTGGACTCATCTTTGCGATGAAGTATCACTATCAGGAAAATGGTTCAGCTCTTCGTGCTGGTCCAGAAGCTCTCTACGACGAGCCTGATAGCAATTTCTCTGCTTCCTCACTTGGTTCTGCTGTTTATAACCAGACCAATGCTGCTGGTGGTGATGACACCCATCCTCGTGGTACTGTCAATCCTTCAAACGCAGATGCTAACCCAGGTCTTCTAAATGATTCACCTGCTGGTACTTACGAGCGTGGTTCAACCGCTATTCCTCGTGAGACTGCTGAAATCCTAGGTTCTGGCGCTGGTGCTCTATTCAACGAAATGAGCTTCAGCATCGAGAAGACTTCGGTACAAGCACGTACCAGAGCTCTCAAGGCAGAATACACCCTAGAGCTAGCACAAGACCTCAAGGCAATCCATGGTCTTGATGCTGAGCAAGAACTCGCTAACCTACTCTCCAGCGAAATCCTCGCTGAGATCAACCGCGAAGTCGTTCGTACCGTTTATACCGTTGCTAAGCCTGGTGCTCAGAACAACGTTGCTAACGCTGGTATCTTCGACCTCGACGTTGATTCAAACGGTCGCTGGTCAGTTGAGAAGTTCAAGGGTCTCATGTTCCAAGTTGAGCGCGATGCTAACGCTATTGCTCAGCAAACCCGTCGTGGTAAGGGCAACTTCATCATCACTTCTGCTGATGTTGCTTCTGCTCTCGCTATGAGCGGCACCCTTGATTATTCTTCAGGTCTCTCGGGCGCTGGTGGTCCTTCCATCGGTGAAGTAGATGACACTGGCAACCTCCTAGTAGGAACCATGAACGGTCGTATCAAGGTCTATGTTGATCCTTATTCGGCAAACGTTTCCAGCAACCACTACTACGTTGTTGGTTATAAGGGTTCTTCACCATATGACGCAGGACTATTCTACTGCCCATATGTTCCCCTCCAGATGCTACGCAGCATTGATCCTAACACCTTCCAGCCAAAGATTGGCTTCAAGACCCGTTACGGAATGGTTGCTAACCCATTTGTCACCCAGGCAAACGGAACCCCAGATGCTGAGACCCTCACCGCATCACGTAACCAGTACTACAGAAGAGTACTTGTTAAGAACCTCATGTGATCCATTCACAATTCAACACACAGGGACCCCAAAAGGGTCCCTTTTTTTGTAAATAGTAAAATGCGTTATTGTTAAGTTATGCCACGAGGAAAGATGAGTAGAGTTGACATGCTCGCAAGAGTATATAAAATGAA